GTCTTCAATTTCCGCTTCAAAGTCTTTCTGTGATTTAATTGTAAAAATATCCTTTACAATATCTTTAGTTAAGAAAGCCTGAGTCTTATGTTCATCAGGTATATCAAAACTTAATTCTGAACGTGTAAAAACATCATCTATGTACCAAGTTGCATGTGAACCTACAGAGTCAGTACCATTAAGTAGTCTGTTACCATTCTGTGCCTGAGCAATTACTTCTTCACGAGAGAGTAGTACTGTTCCTTTTGGTGGAACACTAATATCTCCACTTGTAGTTACTCTTGGAGCACCAGTTATCCAAGGTGCAATACTTCTCACATTTATCTTCTTGTCAAGACGAGTATCTTCCTCTATCGGCTTTTCAACAACTCTTTCAACAATCTTTTCAACTGTTTTTACATTTATATCTTCAGCCTTAATTGAATCATCGTCTTTTACTTCAATATTCTCTGTGTTATTTTCTGTTTTTTTCTTATATGTTGGCATTTGCCAATCCTCCTTATCGACTATATTTTATTTTTTTCAACTAATACTTATGTTTAACTTCATTATATAAAGCAATAATTTTATCCAATTTTTTAGATTTTGGGAAAACATAATATTTCACATTTGTAATGGGATGTATGCCTATACTTATATATGAAATATCAAAAGCTCTAATAAAATGAGACAATTTCTTTGAATAACAATAAAAATTATTGTTCATAATTTTCTCCATATAACTAAAATGCAGAGGTGACATTAAGTCACCCCCCTACATGTTTAAAATATCTTATTTTAATGAATCAAGACTCTGATCATGAATGAGTCCTATTTCATACTCACGTCCACTTGCTACAAGTGCGCCAACAGATAAATCAAATCTTGATATAATCTGACCTGTAGTTACATCTGTACCTGTGAATGATGTAAGACCACCACGAGTAATTGTATAAATAGGTGACTGACCGCCAGCAGGAATTACATAACCAAGACCAGCAGGAAGCATAGTATCAAAGTTATCACCAGCCTTATTCATAGTTGTAAGGTCATAAGGATTTGGAAGCTCTGCAAGAACTGCACCATTATACATACCCATAAGACCTGTACTATGTATCTCGTCCATTACCTTCTGAGAAATACCTGTAACAGCAGGAGTTGTACCCTGGAATCCAGCGAATCCATTAAACTTAGAAATAAGTGCATAATCACCAGTAATTGTTGGCTTGCCAAAACGTCTAACATTAGCAATTACCTTATCAGCATTTGTCTTTGTAAGACTTGCATCATCAGCAAAGTACTTAACACCTTTTGCATTCTTGATTGCATTATAGATTGTTTCAACAACATACTTAGCAGCCTTGTTTCTAATCTGAACTCTTACCTGATCCTGAAGTTCATTTTCATCTGTCATATCGCCAACAGCAGCCTTTCTGTAATCTACAGCATAACCACCAGAAATATTAACAGTAGCGATAGGAACTCTCTTCTTTCTGATAACTGGGAATGTTACATCCTGTCCAGCAGCCTGAATCTTTGAATCAAGGTTAGCAAACTTTGGTACTTCAACTTCACAAGAATCATTGAAACCGAGAGCCTTATAGTTACCATAAATAGAAAGTAACTTAATCTCTTTCATGAGAACTGGTTCCATTGCAAAACGTCTGATTTCGTTAAGCTCAGACATTGCATTAACATCACCATTAGAAGCTTTTGAGTTAAGTTCCATAATATATTTAGCGGCAGCATCTGCCTTTTTTCCATAAGGTGATAAATCCTTACCCTGTGCCATAGCAGAGAAAATCTCTACAACAGGAGAGTTAGCCTTTACCTTGCCACTAACAAAGTTAGCGTCTTTTCTTTCATTATTTAATTCAAATGTATAAGACATAATTTATAATCCTCCTTAAAATATCTTTTAATTATTAAGCTGTTGCACCATTAACTAAAACAACAACACCCTGCTTATTACCGATTACACTCTTGACCTCAAGATTGAGTTCTGTAGATACCGAAGCATTCACATCAAGAGAACCATCTGCTGTTGCTGTAAGCTTGTTACCAACAGCTACTTCATCAGGAAGTGGGTAATCATAAACTTCAAGTTCCTCACCTGCAAGCTTTGCAAGGTCAAGAACACGAACATGCTCACCTTTTGCAATAGGATATTTAGGAAGACCTGCATTATCTCCATCCTCTGCCTGCATAATTACCTTTGTACCATCTTCGGCAACTGCAAATGTACCAGAAGTAACAGCACCGAAAGCACCATTAAATGTATCAGCACCAACTACAGCATCTTCAAATGCGTACTTGTGCTCAATCTGATCAAAATTTCTGAATTTAATCATAGTTTTTAATTCCTCCTTAAAATAAAAATAACCCAGACAATAAATTGCCTGAGATTAATGATTGATTATTAACAATGTAAAAATTAATTAGAAAATATTTGTATCTTCCTCATCTTCATGAGATTCTGAACAAACCTCTGAGAATATGTCTTCAACG